ACTGTGGAGATCGATCCAAGGAAGAAAACGATCATGCAGTGGTATGGTGCACATGATAAAAAGCCGGACAAGGAGCGGATGCAGGGATGGCTGGATACCTATGTGCTCCACTTGAAATGCGGACAGGAGGCAGCAGGACAGGACGGGTCACAGGAGACGGGACAGGGGCTTCTGATGGCGGCGATATAAGGGAACAAGAAAGGAGCGCATGATGGAGGAATACAGACAGATCACGCTGGATGAATGGACACAGTGGAAAGAGGATAACGGCAGGAAACTTTGTATATATCGGCTACAGGCTCAAACAGATCAGGGATTCCGGCATGTATGATGGCGCAGCAGATATATTTGGGTTTGCTGAGAAGGAGTACGGACTGGGGAAGAGTACTGTTTCGAGGTTTATCGCGATCAATGAAAAATATAGTGAGGGAGGGAACTCTCTTGAGCTGAAAGAGGAGTTTCGGGGTTTTTCTTCTTCCAAGCTGTCCGAGATGCTTACCCTGCCGGACAGTGAGGTAGAGCTGATTACTGAAAAAACGACAATCCGGGAGATACGGCAGCTGAAAGCCTTTAACAGTCAGAACCCGGAGGACACAGGGGAGTCTGCAGTCGCCGGCGCGGGGGAAACTGCAGAGGCAGCAGGAGGGGAGGAAAGAAGGCTGACACCGTTAGAGAAGTGTCTGACTGACTTCTTCAAAGACAAAAAGAATATCCTGAACTGTGTCATGCGGAATCTGGAAGAGGATCCGCCGGCATACAAGGAGGCAGCAGAGCTGATGGCACCGTCCCAGACATCCCATAAAAAGGGCATCGTGTTTCTTTTCCTGTACGACTGGAACACCGGCGTGAAGTATAAGCTGATGACAGAGCCGGAGCCGGTTTCGATGAGCTGGGAGGAGCTTTTAAACACCGTATACGGAATTTTCGGAGCCTGTAAAAAGGATGATGTGTGGGGTGATTTTTATGAGGAGCCGGAAGAGCAGAAAGAGGATGTGAGAGCAGACACAGAAAAAGCCGTTCCCACCGAATCAGATCAAGGGACAGAGCCTGTTGCGACGTCGCAACAGAATGGGGAAAAAGAGCAGAACGGGGTGCAGGAAAAGCAGGTTGAAGAAACGGAAGACAGGGATGGACAGGAGGCAGCAGGCAGTGAGAACGAAGAGAGCGAAACGCAGGGAGAGGCTTGCGCGGGTAGTGGACAGGCTGGTGAGCCTGCAGCTGATCCTGAACCCGCGGACAAAGAAGATGGAGCCCTTAGCGGAGCAGGAGAGAACCGTGCTGGAAGTGGCGCAGACAGTGAAGGCGGCGCAGGAGCGCCGATCCAGCCAGATGGTGAACAGATAGAAGGGCAGATGGATGTCACAGATTTTCCCCAATACATGCCGGACGCAGGTGGCGACGCCAAGGAGAAGCATCCCGCGGCAGCAGGCGTGGCAGAAGAGCCGGAAAAGCCCGAAATGACTCGGATGGAGGCGGAAACGGATGAGGCAGCAGGCGTGGTGGATTCCGATAAAAAGATCAAGGACTCGGACGGCATGAGGCGGCATATCGAGAACCAGAAACAGATCATTGCTGACGCGATCAGTCTTATGGGTACATACTGCGACAAGGGTATTTGGGACGGACTGATAGAGGAGGCGAATGCGATCATCACAAGAGCGGAAGCGATCAAGAATATGGGGGAAATGTGGCATGAGTGAGACGATGGTAAAAAAACAGCTTGAGAGCAGTGAGATCCAGACGGGAGCATGTCATTACTGCGGTCAGGTCTATCAGTTTGAGACGGACGGCAGGGCGACGGAGACGCAGCTGGATAAATGGGCGGAGGAAAAATGTGACTGCAGAGATGCAAGAATCAAAAAAAAAGAGACGGGAAAGAGCAGCGGCGGCAAAGTTCGAGATAGAAAATCTTTTTGGAGAGCAGCATCCGGAAGCCTGCAAGGTGCTGAAAACAGGGATAGATCTGATCACGGACGAAAAGGCATCAAAAATAGTGATAGATACTGGCGAAGGCGTGAAACTGAGCGTTTCGATAAACGCGAAAGGCATTTTAAAGGCAGAGATAACAAAGAACGTGAAAAAGAGCAGGGAGATATAAGATGGCTAAGAAGAGCAAGAGCATCATGCAGGACAAGGAGACGGGGCAGTGCTACCTCTGCCGCCTCCTGCATGGGGATTACAGTATAAAACCTGCTAGGCAGGAACATCACGTCATGGGCGGCACGGCGAACCGCAGACTTTCCGAAAAGTACGGTCTTAAGGTGTGGCTCGATCCAGACCATCACCTTTACGGTCCGGAGGCGGTACATAAAAATGCGGAAGTAGCGGAAAGACTCCATAAGGAGGCGCAGAAGGCATTCGAGAAAGCATATCCGGATATGGACTTCATGCAGATCTTCGGGAAGAACTACCTGACGGAGAATGAACGGGCATATGAGAGGAATACGAGATTCCGGCAGTATGTAGATAAATACTGTGAGCACAGGGGTATCGTTATCACCGAGGGGCTGCGGCATGAAGTTGTGAGTTCGGTGCGGGAAGAGTATGAAGGAGGGGCGTGATGGCAAGCATGAGTAAATCTATTTTTATAATTGACACTCCGGCGTGTTGTGGGGAATGTCCTATGTCGGGAACTGATGTATGCAGAGAGTGGAACATGAAAGAGGCACAGACTTTTCCTAAAGATTGTCCTTTAAAACCTGCATATGACGTGGATAAGGTTGTGGAGCAGTTGGAGGCAGAATCCGAGCGCTGGAAAGAGAGCGGGGAAGCATACGAGGATCAGAAAGAGCTTGGCGTATCAGAAGGCTTCAAAAAAGCAATCGAAATTGCAAAATCCGGCGGCATTGGATGAAAGAGTGGAGGTGAAGAAAACCATGGGCAGAGTATTACCAATTTTATTCAACACAGACATGGTTCTGGCGATTCTGGACGGTAGAAAGACGGTAACGCGGCGGGTGGTAAAGCACCCATTTGAAGTACATCCGAATGGATATATAACAAAACCAAGAGGGAATGAAAGGCTTTGCCCTTGTGAGCCGCCATATCAGCCGGGAGACATCCTGTATATCCGGGAAACGTGGGCGTTTTTGCCGTGTGTAGAGTGCATGGATGAAGGGCCGTCATGCCATATAGAACCTGTAGTATACGATGACGGGGACTGTGAGTCAGAAGGATGTTTTGTGTATAAAGCAAGCCATCCACGGCCGGAAAGAGTGAGCTGGACGCCGTCAATCCATATGCCGAAACAGGCCGCCCGCATTTGGCTAAAAGTAACGGATGTACGGGCGGAGCGGCTGAGGGATATTAAAAATGTGCATGATGAAGGCATCCGATTATATGATTGCCCTGCCGGATATACATGGAAACGCAACACAGATATGTATAATTGCTACACAGATTCATTAGGGGCAATGAAGGCGTTATGGGATTCCACAATCCCCAAGAGGCAGCAGGACTTATACAGCTGGAATGCAAACCCGTGGGTCTGGGTAATAGGGTTTGAGAGATGTGAAAAGCCGGAGACGTAAATGGCACACAGCAGGAATGATGACACTACCTCAATTAGTATATCACGGTAACAGTAAACGCGGCAGCAGGCGGGGTAGCAGTCCCCGCCGGAAAGGGGGATGAAAACCGATATGATCGATCGTGACGCATGGCACATAGTAGAAATCATTATTCGGAGATATCCATCATCCAAACAAGAATATAAAGAGTACATAGATCAGGTAATGGCATCATCCTCGAATCCGGCTACGGGAGTGAGTTTATCGGAAGATTATAGCAAGCCGCAATCAGTTACAGAGGCAAAAGCCTTTAAAATGACATCGAAACGGGCAGAAAGACTAAAGAAAGAGATCGAGGCTGTGGAGCTGGTTTACAGGAATTTAAATGCAGAGGAGCAGAAAGTAATGAAGACACGCTTCTGGTCGGATCGGCGCCGGAACATGCCTTATACCAAAATAGATAAGGTTGCATATTCCGAGCGGCAGATGAAGAGGATTGTAAAGAAGATCATATCGAAAGTCGGGGTATATCTGGGAGAAATCTAGTAGGGGAGGGGAGAGCATGAGAAAAAATTTAAAGGAAGCCAGAGCGGCAGCAGGACTTACACAGCAGCAAATGGCGGATAAGTTGGGATTAACATTGGGACATTATCAAAAGATCGAATACAACAAGCTTAACGGTTCTTTTGAGGTTTGGGACGCCTTGGAGGACATGTTAGGGATACATCAACGGAAACTCCGAGAGATTTCAGATAGTCGTCCCGCTCCAAAAGAAAATCAATCGGAACATCAAAAAAATCAGCAATAGAGACTATGAGAGATAAATGTGGTTCTCTCACTCCGGCTTCATAGTTTTGATAAGTTCTTAAAGGAATATCAAGACTATCGGCGGTTTTCTGCAATGTATATCCTCGGTTGATTCTCGTTGCACGAAGTCTGTCATGGAACATGCTTTTCTCCTTCAATAAAAAAACTCTTGACTTATACCCAAATTGTACGTAGAACAATAAAAAAATAAACACCCAATTTGGGTATAAAACGGAGGGAAGAGGATTATGATGGACAATTTACAAGTAATCGAAGTAAAAGGGCAGAGAGTGTTAACAACAAGACAGATTGCAGATTGTTACGGAACGGACGTAAAAATTATTAATAATAATTATGCGCGGAATAAGGAAAGATACGTGATTGGAAAGCATTTTATACCTGTCGAGGGAGATGGATTAAGAGAAATTATTACTCACCATCAAATTGAGGGGGAGTTGAAGCGGGCGCATAAAGCGTTCTTCTGGACGGAAAAAGGTGCCTTGCTCCACGCCAAGAGCCTTAACACCGATAAAGCATGGGAAGTATACGAGTATCTGGTAGACTTCTACTTCCGGGCGAAAGAGGAAAAGTTGGAGACAGCGCAGGGGCAGCAGGCGTCGGAGAAAAAGGCGGTAATACCAGTAAATACTCGGACAGAGAAGATGCCAGAAACTATTAGAACAAATAGCCGAACGATTCCTGTGTATAGTAATGGGTGCCTTAACATTGAAAATGATATAAAAATGCGTATATTTGTCAAATTAGTACACCTGGTTGAAAATCTCAGAGGAGAAGTGCGCTTTACCACGTTTGAGTCGAAAAGCGAAGGGATGATGGTAGCAGACCACGACTGGAATAATCTTAGGATAGCCATAAGAAGTGAAATGGGTTTTGATAAATATATTTATAACATAGCTTATGAACTAGCTCATTATTTTCTACATTTTGATAAAGAAGATACAATCACGGGAGTCAGACATAAGGAGTATGCGGAACAGGCAGATCGCGGCGCCAAAATGCTATTGGTTGCATTGGCAGTAGAATAGTAAACTTAGCGCAGGCAGACCGTGGTGCCAGAATGTTATTAACAGCATTGGGGATAGAAGGATAAGGGAGTAACAGCCGTCACTATTGATGATCTGTCATAGTGGCGGCTGTTTTCATCATCCGAGATTCATTTTTGTTTTCAGCGCCTCCTGCAGCACCTGTGAGAAATTAATATTTCTTTCCAGCGCAGCGGCGTTGAGCCATGCAGGCAAGGTGACGGTGCGGTTGACGGCGCGGTTTTCATTTGCCATACGCACGGACGGCATATAGACGTCGATCAGTACGGCGCGTTCATTTTCTTTTGTTTTGATCTCAGCTAGAGGGGTAGGTGTGGGGATTTTTTCCCCGTCCTCTTCCAGTCCATTAAGGACACAGCCAAGAAGTTCCCGGGCGGATAAGAGGGCATCATCATCATTTGTGCCGCTGGTAGCGCATCCTAGATCGGGAAAATCAACAGCGATCTCTTGTCCGGGTTCATAGATAAAGATAGCAGGATAAAAATAACGTTCTACTTGTTTCATAATAGCCTCCTTGTTGATTGTGTTATAGTGAAGTAGAGGGGTCAGGGCTAATCAAATCTTAGCCCTGACTGTTGCTCAATTCGTTTTAGCGTTGGTAGCGGAATGTCTTTGTCAGGATGTTTCACTGTAGTGCGTCCTTTTTTGGTTGGGTGTTTGTACTGGTGATGACTGCCGACTACATTCACTTCATACCATCCATCCGCTTTAAGTTGTTTGATGACTTCCTTTGATGAGTAACTTTTCATGTATTGTTCCCTCCTGACAATTATATATTAACACATATAAAAGTATTTGTCAATAAAACAAACAAATATTTTTATATGTGTCGAAAGGAATTTAAACTTTGATATGGGATATGAAGATGAAGAAAATTAATGTTTTTCAAAAGATGGCATGATTTTGCATTACTACATGTGGTATTATAGTAGCATGATATAGTGAAGCAAGGGAACAAAAGGCGGAAAACATCAGAGAAATCTGGTGTTTTTTGTTTGCCTGGGCATGTCGTAGGTACTTCCCCACCCATACCCGGGGTGCGGGTCGGGGAAGGCGCAGCCTTTTTCTCTTTTTCAGAAAAAAATTTAGGGTACTTCCTTCCGCTTTTGGAGGAGCAAAAGGAGGCAATGCAGATGTGGAAGTAAGCCAGAAAGAATTATCTCAGTGTCTTGGCATCTCAACCCGCAGAATCCGCCAGCTACGGGAGGAAGGAGTGTTTTGCCGGAGGGACGGAAAAGCGACGGGATATAACCTAGAAAGATGCGTTCAAGAATACATTGATTACAAGGTAAATGCGGAAATGGGAAGGAGTGCATCTATCTCGAAGGAGGAAGTGCAGGCGCAGCATGAGGAAGTGAAAAAACAGATTTCACTTTTGAAGCTGAGAAAGATGCGGCGGGAACTTCACGAGGCAGCAGATGTGGAAGGATTTCTGTCTGACATGCTTCTGAGATTCCGTAACCGTATGCTGGCTGTTTCTCCGCGGGTGGCAATGAAGGCAGTGGGGGAGACTGATCTGGGCAGACTGACGGAGATCATACAGAAGGAGATGCTGGCAACTTTAGAGGAACTGTCGGAATATGATCCCGACGAAATAGACGGGATTGCAATACAGGATTACGAGGATGACGAAGAAGAGACGGCGGATGACGAGGAGGCGTCAGAGTGAGCCAAAGATCGAGGTCGCGCTTAAAGACGAAAAAACTATTTCAGAGAGTAATAAAACAGATTCTGGTACCGCCGGAACAACTGCCCATATCTGAGTGGGCGGAAAAGTACAGGGTACTGGATGAGGCGAGCAACATTTCGGGGCGGTGGTCAAACAGCATAACGCCTTATCTCGTCGGAATCATGGACACATATCTGGATCCGCATGTGAGGGAGATTTATTTCTGTAAGTCCACGCAGATAGGCGGCACGGAGGCAATGATCAACATTTTGTGCTACATTCTGATGATGCTGCCAGCGCCGACAATGATCGTATACCCGAGCGACGATTTGGCAAAGGATATATCGAACGGGAAACTGAAACCGGCATTCCGGCTGATTCCGGAAATAAAGAAGATATTTCTGGAAACAAAGTCGAAACAACTGTTATTGAAATTTAAAAGGATGTCCGTTTATCTGCGCGGTGCAGAATCTCCGGCAAAATTGGCATCGGTGGCAATTAAATATCTTTTCTTTGACGAGATTGACAAGATGGGCGGGGCGAGCCAGAAGGAGGCCTCGCCTTATGATCTGGCAAAGGAGAGGTTGAAAACATATAGCTCGCAGAGTAAATTATATGCGTGCTCAACGCCGACATTAAAGACGAATTACATCTGGCGGCTTCACGAGAACGCGGATGAGGTGCGGCATTACTTTGTACCATGTCCGCATTGTGGGGAAATGATTGAACTCCGATTCAAGCAGATTATATTTGACAAGGATGAAGAGAAGACACTGAGCCCATACGAAAGGGCCCAGAGTGCGGTTTATGTCTGTCAGGAGTGTGGCTGCGTGATCACTAACGCAGACAAGCCGGGTATGCTTTTAAAAGGGGAGTGGCGGGCAGTAAAAAAGAGGGGGAAGGGGAAGCCCAAAACCGTCGGATTCTGGATCAATTCGCTTTACAGTGTTTTTGTCTCATGGGAGGCGGTGGCGGAAGAATTTTTAAAAACAAAAGATGACCCGGAAGACTTTCAGAACTTTGTCAACAGTTGGCTTGCAGAACCGTGGGAGGACACGAAACTTAAGACCAGCGCTGAACTGGTGATGGAGCGGCGGACGGAACTGGAAGAGGGTATTCTTCCGGAATGGACGAAACTGCTGACGGGCGGCGTGGACGTACAGGAAAATTGCCTATACTGGACGATTCGTGCATGGGGCAATTTTTCAACAAGTCAGAATGTAATCCATGGACAGGCTTTTTCCTTCCGGGAAGTGGAGCGTTACATGAACCTGAAATATGCCACGGATGACGGTGCGGAGATGATCGTCAGCCTGGCCTTGGTGGATTCTGGGGACCAGACGGATGACGTTTATGATTTCTGTACGGATAATACAGACTGGGCGCTGCCGTGTAAAGGAGCGTCAAACCCGATGCAGTCACACTATAGGATGTCAAAGGTAAACAAGCCGGACAGCAGGGCATATGGAATGCAGTTAGTGCTTGTGGATGGCGGTAAATACAAGGACATGATTGCGGCGAGGATGCAGCGCGAAAACGGAGAAGGCTCCTGGATGGTTCATAAGGACTGCGATCAGGAGTATGCGGAGCAGATAACGGCAGAGCACAAAGTCAGTGTCCGTATGGGTAATGGGAAAAAGAAACTGGCATGGGTGAAGAAAACCACCCATGCGGCAAACCATTATCTGGATGCGGAGGTTTACGCTTATGCGGCGGCGGACATTATGGGTGTCAGATCCCTGCATTTAGAAGAGATGGATGAGAAGGAAAGAATGGCAGTGAAACAAAAAACGCAAATGGAAGAGGATAGTCCGGAGGAAAGCTGGATCAAAGCAAATGAACACTGGATTGAAGGGTAGGGTATTATGGAAAAAGACATGACGGTGGAGCAGAAACTGGTTGAAGTAAACCAGGCAATCAGCAATATACTCGTAGGCGGGCAGTCTTACAAGATCGGGTCAAGAAGCCTGACCCGTGCCGATCTGAATACGCTGTTGGCAATGCAGAGGGATTTGCAGGCGCAGTTGGCGAACCAGAATGACGGACTGATGGATAACACCTATCTGGGTCTTTTTGACGGGAGGTAAAGATGAATGTACTTGACAGCATGATAGCGTTTTTCGCCCCGGAGTGGGGTGCAAGACGGGCGGCGTGGCGGAGATACGGGGATGAAATCAGGAATTATGACGCAGCGGGATATGGAAACGGGAGTGCAAACTGGCGGGCGGTGAATCAGTCCGCGGAGATAACGGATAGGTACAGCCGAGAGACAGTCAGGGCGAGGGCAAGGGATCTCGAAAGAAATTCGGATATGCTCAATTCTGTTGTCAGCGCGTTTAAAAGGAATGTTTTTGGCAGCGGTTATGCGCTTACGCCCAGGACTGGGGAAGAGGAGACAGATAGGGTATTGGCGGCAGCATGGAAACGGTGGTGCAAGAAACAAAACTGTGATGTGACGGGAACACAGTGTTTCAACCAGATCATGCGGATGTGTGTGCAGCGGAAAAAGGTTGACGGCGGGATATTTTTATTGAAAAGGTACACGGATCAGGGATTTATCCCATTCCAGATACAGACATTGGAAGTGGACGAGCTCGACGTGTCGCAGGTCATGCCGCGGAACAAGGGCAATAAAGTGGTGGGCGGCATTGAATATAACAAATGGAACCGTCCGATCGGCTACTGGTTCAGGCAGTATGATATCGAGGGATCGCAGATTTTGAATCCAGTCTATGTGGAGGCAAAAGATGTGATCTTTTATTTTACAAAAAGAAGACCGTCCCAGATCCGGGAGATGTCGGATCTGGGACAGACGGTGACAAGAATCCGTGATACAAACGAATTTATGACGGCGGTATCGGTGAAGGAACGGATTGCGGCATGTCTTGCGGTTTTTATTAAAAAGACGGATCCCAGCGTCGGGCCGGGGCGGGGCAGCAGAGTAACCGGTGAGGGAAAGGCATCCTACGAGGGAAAAACTATCGTTCCGGGGATGATCCGGGAACTGGCTCCGGGCGACGGGATTGAGATAGTAAATCCGAATGGGCAGGCAACCGATGCTGCAACGTATATTAAGCTGATGCAGCACATGATAGGAGCCGGGCAGGGGCTGTCATATGAGGCAACAAGCAGGGATATGTCCCAGACAAATTACTCATCGGCAAGACAGGGAATGATTGAGGACGGGCTGACCTATGCAGATGAAAAGGAGCTGCTGCTGGAGGTTATGGATGAAGTCTATGAGACATTCGTGATTTCCTGTGTGCTCGCTGGAATCGTAAACGTGAAAGATTTCTGGTCAAATAAGGACAGATATCTTGCACATAAGTGGACGGAAGCGCCCAAAAAGTGGATTGACCCGGCAAAAGAGGCAACGGCAAATAAGATTGCGATTGCCACGGGTCAGAAAACATTTAAGGAGATATCTGCGGAAAACGGGAGGGATTGGAGAGAGCAGATGGAGGATATTCTGGAGGTCTTGGAATACGCGGAAAACAAGGGATTAAATATGGGAGGTGTGATGTTTGGAAACGAATCGTTATACAAAAATAAACAGACGGTCGGTGCCGGAGACGGGAAGGGCAAGCCGTGAGCTGACAGCAAGTTTTATCCGGGCAAAGGAAGGGGAAGGAAACGAACGGAAATTCATCATTTCTTTTTCCAGCGAAGAACCTTACGAAAGATGGTGGGGCGTGGAGATTCTGGATCATTCGGAAGGCTGTGTTGATCTTGCCCGCGTAAAAGAGATTGGGTGCGTCCTTTTTAATCATAATCGGGATGCCGTGATCGGAAAAGTGCTGCGGGCATGGATTGAAGACGGCAGGGGAATGGCGGAGATTGAATTTGATACAGATGAAGAATCAGAAAAGATTTACCAGAAGGTAAAATCCGGAACGCTGAAAGGGATATCGGTTGGATATGCGGTGTCCGTATGGGAAGATGTGAAGGCAAACGCATTGTCTTCGGATGGAAGGTTTAAGGGAGAGGCAAGCATTGCAAAAAAGTGGGAAGTTTACGAGATTTCAGTGGTAAGTGTTCCGGCAGACCCGACGGTAGGGGTCGGAAGAGCAAAAGGGAACAATGAGCAGACCATTCGGCAGTTTGAAAGGCAGCTCATCGTAAATAAAAATATGACAGGAGGAAGTGAAAAAGAGATGGACAAAAAGAAACAGAAACAGCAGAAGATTATGCGGCAGCGGGCGCTCTTGGATGGTGCGAAGTCGCAGCACAGGGAGTTCAGCGAGGAGGAAAGGCAGGAGTTTGAGTCCCTCCAGCGGGAGATTGACCGGCTGGAAGCGGAGATTGCGGCAGAAGAAAAACAGGAAAGCGGAAGTCCGGAGGAGAGAAATCAGCAGCGGGCAGGGGCGGCAAAAGGACTTCCGGAAACCGAATCGGAAGGTCAGTTTAATGCGGATCAGATCCGGCAGCAGGAGAGACAGAGGGTGTCAGAGATTACGTCCATGTGCCGGGAATTTGGTCTGGACAATCAGATGAAGGGATTTATCGAAGAGGGCAGGTCCGTGGAGGATGTGCGCGTAGCAGTAATTGAGCAGATGCGGAAAAATAAGGCACCACTTGGCGGGCGTGTCGTCGTGGAGACAGATGAGCAGGATAAGTTCAGGGCAGCAGCGGCGGATGCGCTGATTATGCGCGGCGGCGTACAGATACAGAATGCCGCGCCCGGTGCCAGGGATTTGATGGGGATGTCCCTGAAAGACCTGGCAGTGGAGTGCCTGGAAACGGAGGGTGAGAGCGGCGTAAGGAGAAAGAGCGCGGACGAACTGTTTACTGTATTGCAGAGACAGTTCTACAATCCTACTGCGGCTTTCCCGACAATTATGGATAATGCCATCAACAAGGCTTATGTGGAAGGGCATAAAACAGCGGCGGTCACGTTTGACAGATGGACAAAACGCGGCACCTTAAAGGATTTCAAGACACACGATAACAATTATCTGTCTGGTCCCGTGGGTGAACTGCTGGAGGTGCCGGAAGGCGGAGAGCTGAAACATGATGTATGGAAAGATGCAAAGCGCCCGACCCGCAAGCTGAAAACGTACGGCAGACAGTTTACAATGTCCAGACAGGCATTTATTAATGATGACGTGGATCTGGTGACCCGTATGCCTGCAAAGTATGCCGCTGCCGCCCGCAAGACACAGAACAAGCAGTGTTACCAGAAGCTGATCGGGGATGCTGCGATCTATGATGGTGATAAGCTGTTCTGCAAAAAGCATTCCAACTTGCTTGCAAAAGGGACGGGCATTACAAGGGAGGCTGTGCAGGGTATGATCATGGCGCTTGCGAACCAGAAGGATGAGTTTGGAGAGGTTTGTCTGATCCGTCCGGCGGCGCTGATTGTACCCAGCGGTTATAAATTTGACATGTACACCATGTTTTACAGCCCGACGATTAACACCGCTGATAATACGCAGGCGGTAAACCCGCTGTATCAGTACAGGGAAAGCATTGAGGTAATCGAAGATCCCACGATCAACGCTTTGTGCGGAGGATTCGGCAATGTAATGCCGTGGTGGCTGGTTGGTGAAAAAGAAGACACGGATTTTGTGGAGGTGGATTACCTGAACGGGCAGGATGTGCCCAACATCAGGCGGTCGGAAACACCCGGAACACTTGGATTTGTGTGGGACATTTATCTTGATTGGGCTGTGAATGTGATGGACTTCCGTGGGGCGATCAAAAATCCGGGTGTGGCTGTGAACATGACAGTTGAACTTGCATAAGGAGGTGCGGGATGAAAGCAATATATTGTCACAAGGGGGAATCCCTCGATTATGTGAATGGGACAGATGCTAAGATTGGAGCGGGAGATGTCTTGACAATGGGCGGCAGGATCGGTGTTGCCGGAACGGATATTGAGCCGGGCGGGTTAGGATCGGTTCATGTGTCGGGCGTGTACGAGTTCACGAAGAAAGATAAGGTAGCACTGGCTGTCGGCACGGTGGTGTATCTTTCCGCAGATGGCATTACGACAACGAAGACGGATAACACGCTGGCAGGATATGTGGCGGCGGAATCCCCGGCGGAAAGCGGGACCGTATGGGTAAAGATCAACGCGTGAAGACTTTTAAGGATGTCCTCAGAAGTGATATCAAAAGTGTGTTCCTCAACTTTGAGGAGTTCGGGGAAGAGCATGAGATCAACGGTGAAACGGTTCTGATCATCATTGATGAGAATGAACTGACGGAGAGGGAAAAGAGAATCCGGCGGGGCATAGATGCGGAGCTGCATAAAAAGCAGCTTCTCTTTTATGTCGCAGCTGAGGACTTTGGTCCTCTTCCGTCGCCCGGCAGACTTCTGGATCTGGACGGGAAAAACTATGAAATCACAGAGGCAGACAACGAGGACGGGATATACTCGATCAATCTGGAGGCGAAAAGGTCATGATAATTGAGATTGAGCCTTATCCAGCGGCGGTAAGCGCGATTGAAAAAAGGCTGGCGGAACTTGGCAAAGAGGACAGAATGCAGGATGTCTTAAAGAAAGCGGTTAATGAAGTGGCTGGACTAGCAAAAGACAGGATATATGAAGAGGTTCATGACACCTATACGCTCAAAGGATTTAAAAAAGCAGATATTAAAAAGAAAAATAGTACGGTCAGGAATATTGGTGCGACACTCACTGTAAGGGGAGAGCCTCTTGGAGTTGGAAAATATTATCAACACCGAAAAGGCAGTAAAAGAAACGGTGCTAGGGTAAAAATCCTGAGAGCGTCTATGCTGCAGGAACTTGAAGTGCAAAATGGGCAGAGCGTGTACAAAGCATTCATGGCGAAGATGAAAAGCGGTCATGAAGGTGTTTTTCAGCGAGTTCCAGGAAAGTATATGAAGAAACATATGCCGGGGAGAAACACAAAAGGCCGCGAAGCAATCAAGGAAATCGTGTCATTGTCTAAAGCAAAAGCAGCAGAGATGGTTTATGAAAGGGAAGGGATGTACACGGAACTGCAGGAAGAACTTACCTTTCGACTGCATAAGCACATGAATGCGGTGATAGGAGGATCAACATGACGGTGCTGCAGTTACAGAAGGATCTGGCAGAGGAAATTGAGAAAATACTCGCCAACATGCGCTTTAAGGATCCGGCGGGAAAGATGGCGCCGATGCGGGCGTACTGTCAAGACATTCCGAAACGGCGGCAGACAATCAGGAAGGGAGCGCTCATGCCGGAGGAAGAAGAAACGGAGGAGGATCCCTATCCGTTTTGTATCGTAAAAGCTGAATCGGGTGGAATGTTCAGCGGGGCGCAGAGCGTTTCCGTGATGCTGATTCTTGCGGTATTCAATGATGAGGAGCAGAATCAGGGGCAGCAGGAGTTGTTAAATGCGATGCACAAAATCGCAGAGCGTTTTATCAGGGATCCCGTCCTGCAGGGAAAGCACAGGCTGGATCAGGAAGCTGGGATAGGGTGGCTTTTGGATGATGAGGACAGGTATCCATACTTCGCGGGAGGCATGACAATGAAGTGGGAGACATTTTTTGTGGAAAAGGAGGACAGATATGTCTGAGAAAAAGAGTGTTGCGACGTCGCAACGGGAAGAGACGGCAAAGAAGCAGGCAGAACGGCAGGAGAAGGCTGTGATCTGGTTAGGCCCTGCCGTTGCAGGAATGGCAATGACGGGTACAGTATACAGAAACGGGCTGACGCCGCAGATGCAGCGGCTGGTAACCGAGCTGCCTGCAGCCAAAAAGCTGCTGGTGGGGACGAAGGACGCAGCGCGGGTGAGAAGGGCGCTGACTGATCAGCAGTCTGCGGAAAGCGTATGTTATAAGCGGGCATTGGAATATGCCGGGAAAGGAGCACAAGCATGAGCGACAAATATTATCGCGGGGTACGCGTTGTTGAGGAGGGGACAGACACGGCGGAGCCGGTCAGCAGTTCAGGCCTCCAGGTGGTAATCGGCACCGCGCCGGTCAATCTGGCAGAGAATCCTGACGCAGTGGTAAATGTCCCGGTTTTATGCATGAGCATTACTGAGGCGAAAAGAAAACTCGGCTACAGCGAGGATTTCTCGGCATATACGCTGTGCCAGTCTATGTATGCTAGTTTTATTGCTTATCAGGTGGCGCCGGTTGTATTTATTAATGTGCTGGATCCCCAAAAGCACAGGAAAGATAATGGGGTGAAAGAGTACAGCGTTGTAAACAGCCAGGCTGTGGCAGACGATCTGACGGGCGTGCTGAAAGACAGCGTCAGGGTAAATGCAGGAGAGACTACGCTGGAGAACGATGTGGATTATGTGCTGTCATTCAACGAGAAGGGACAGCTGGTAATTACATTGTTGTCTGAGCAGACGGAGACGCTGACGGGCGTGACGGTGGAATCTGCCAGCATTGACCCGTCCAAGGTGACGGCAGAGGACGTCATTGGCGGTTATGATGTGAAGACGGGAAAAGAGAGCGGATTAGAAGCGATCAGGCAGGTTTATCCCCGGACAGGGATGGTACCGGCGTTCCTGCTTGCACCCGGATGGAGCCACGACCCGGAAGTAGGGGCTGTCATGCTGGCAAAGAGCAGATATATCAACGGCGTATTCAAGGCGGAGTGCCTGCTTGATCTGCCGACGGAAGATACTAGGCTGTATACGGATGTCCCGAAAGTGAAGGAGGAGACAGGCTATCAGGATGAGCAGGGAATCGTGCTGTGGCCCATGGTGGAGGCAGCAGGAAAGCGGCTGTATTACTCCGCCATGTTCGGGGCGATGGCGGCGCATACGGATGCTTCCAACGACAATGTTCCCAGCCTGTATCTGTCAAATAAGCTACTGGCAGTGGATAAAGCGGTGCTTGCAGACGGGACAGAGATATTTATGGACAGGGAGCAGGCAAACACCTTAAGCGGGGTCGGCGTGGTGACGCTGATAAGCGAGGGAAACTGGCGGTCGTGGGGCAACAACACATCCATTTACCCGGAGGGGACAGACATGAAGGACAGATGGATCGCGTGCAGGAGGATGTTCTCGTGGATGGCTAACAGCCTGATCACGATATACAGCGAGAAGGTGGACAGCCCGGCAAACTTCCGGCTGATCGAGAGCATCGTTGACTCTGAGAATATCCGTCTGAACAGTTACATATCCGCCGGGAAACTGGCGGGCGGCAGGATTGAGTACAATGAGGAAGAGAACAGCGTGGAGAATGTGCTGACAGGACAGGTGATCTTCCATATCTATATGGCGGCCTTTACGCCGGCGGAGGATATCGTGTTCATCCTTAAGTTCGATCCTGAGCTTCTGAAAGACAGCTTATCGGCGACAGGAGGTGCGGCATAATGATAGAGACAAATAACAGCGGGATCGTATTCCCGGAGGTAATCAATAATTTCAGGGTCTACAATGATGCGAACAGGATCATGGGCACGACGGCGGAGGTCAATATCGCAGAACTGCAGGCAATGACGGCAGCAGTGTCCGGTGCTGGAATTCTTGGGGAGTATAATACATCAGTAGTGGGCATGTTTCAGAGCATGTCGCAGGAAATCCCGTTCAGGATGATTGACAGGGATTTCTTTACCATGTTAAACACCGGCGAACAGTCAAAGGTGGTGCTCCGCTCTTCCGTCCAGCAGCGGAACCGCGAGACAGGCGGGACAATCAGCACGTCCGCGATGCGTTTTGTATTCCGGGGACACCCGACGGCTGCCAAGTTCGGGACGGTAAAGATCGGGGATCTGATGAATGCCTCGATTACACTGGAACTGACCTATCTTCTGGCGGAGATCGACGGCGAGACGATGCTGGAGCTGGATAAGCTGAACAGCGTGTACAAGGTAGCCGGGAAGGATTTGCTCAAGGATATCATGAAGCAGTGTTAAAGGGAAAAACAACAGGAAGGAAAGGACAGGTGCAGAAAATGGATAAGATGGAAAAAGAGCAGGCAGATGTGGCAGTGGTAGAGAAAGCGGAGGTCATGGGCGGCGAAGTGGAAGATTTCTGGGTGATTCCGTTAAAAAAGCCGGTCAGGTTTGAGGGCGAAACTTATGACAGGATCGACCTGACAGGGCTGCACGAGATCAAAGCGGCGGATATGGTGGCAATCAACAGAAGAATGTCCCGCAGCGGGAATGTGGATGCCACGCAGGAGCTTACGCTGGAGTATGCGCTGAATATGGCAAACCTTGCGACAGGGCTCCCGTTGGAGTTTTTTGACCAGTTGCCGCCCTATGCGGCGATGGCGGTAAAAGGACGCGTGACAAGTTTTTTATTCAGGCAGGAATAAAGCCAGAAGATGCGCCGGGGATGCGGCGGCTCTGCTTGCAGATGACCGCCGCAGGATACGGCAGTCTGGAATATTTTATGTCATTACCGATTGATGAACTGATGGAGATCGCGAAGGAGGTGATCAGGATTGCCAAAGAGCAAAGAGTACGAACTGGCGATAAAAATCGCAGGAGAAGTTGAAAAGTCGTTTTATGAAAGCACAAAGCTGACTAAGAAAGAGCTGCGTGATATTGCGAAGCAGGCGGCAAAGTCTGCAGAACTGGCAAACGGTACCTATGGCTCCATGGGACAAAAAATAAGAAAGGGACTGGAAGATGCTGAGCCTGCCTTTTCCGGATTGGAGAAGGCGGCAAAGGCATCTTTTAAAAGCATTGAGCTTATGGCAGGCGTGGCGGGCGCGGGGATATCCGCCGGGCTGATTGGTTCCATTCACGTAGGATCAGAGTTTGAGTCTGCCTTTGCGGGTGTAAAAAAGACCGTAAATGCGACAAGTGAAGAGCTGGAGCAGATGCGGGATGATATTCGGAAGATGGCAAAAGAGGAAATTCCAATGACGGCGGCGGAATTGTCGGCAATCGCAGAATCAGGTGGTCAGCTTGGCATCCGCAACGAAAATATCATTGAATTTTCGGCAACGATGGCAAACATGGATGTGGCTACGAACCTGACCAGCGACGAGGCGGCGACAGAGTTTGCACAGTTTGCAAACATCGTAAATATGCCGCAGGATAAATTTGATGAACTCGGAAGCACAGTGGTAGAGCTGGGAAATAACATGGCGACTACCGAGTCGGATATCGTGTCGATGGGAATGAGGATTGCGGCAGCAGGCAATCAGGTAAAATTGTCAGAGCCGGACATCATGGCTTATTCTGCGGCATTATCATCGGTAGGAATCGAGGCAGAGGCGGGCGGTACAGCATTTTCAAAAATGCTAACAAAGCTGCAGATGGCGGTGGAAACAGGAGAAGGCTTGAAAAACTATGCAAAAGTGGCAGGCATGACGGGAAGTGAGTTTAAGAAGGCTTTTGCCGAAGATGCCACTACAGCTATTAATGCTTTCCTTTCCGGGCTTGGTGATACAGAGAGAAACGGGAAGAGCGCAATCGCGGTTCTGGATGAGATGGGGCTGACAGAAGTGAGACTGAGAGATACCCTGCTGCGGGCATCTAATGCCAGCGGCATGTTTGAAGATGCTTTGGAGATGGCGTCAGACGCATGGGAGGAGAACACGGCATTGACGAAGGAGGCTGAACAGCGGTACAAGACGCTGGAAAGCCAGACGCAGATGACAAAGAATAAGATCACTGATCTGGGAATCAGTGTTTATGATGACTTGAGACCGGGGCTGACAGAGGGGATAGGTCTGGTTAATGAGTTTATAGACAGCATGGCAGGAAATGAAGTTGCAATCGGGAATATGATAGAGTCGGCAACAGAGAAACTGCCCACAATGGTACGGAAGACAAAGGAGGCTGGTGAAGCAATAAGAGACTTTGCAGAGCCCTTCTTAGCTGTGGGAGGGTGGCTTGCTGACAATCCGGGTGTGATTACTGGGGCAATCGCAGGGATCGGGTCAGCTCTTACGGCATACAAGGTAGCTTCTGGCGTGTCCGCGCTGGTGAGTGCCCTCGGGGCATTGAATCCTGTTGGGATGGCAATTATGGGGCTTGGCGCAGTGGCGGGAGTGATTACCGGGATCGGGACGGCAGTAAAGAAAGCGTCCAACGAGGCAAAAAGGGCGAATCTGGATGCCCATTTCGGAGAGATAGCACTTTCACTTGAGGATTTGCAGGAAACGGCATCGCACATCGTGCAGAGCAGGGATCTGGATATGATCCGCGAGTCCGTTTTGGCGATGGACGAGGCGGAGGGAATCGCGGATGATATAAAATCAACGACGGATGCCCTCAATAGAATGAACTGGAAGATTTCCATGGGCATGGAACTCGGGGAGGCAGAGAAGGAGGAGTACAGGAGCCAGATCGAGGGTTATATAGCATCCACGCAGGAGTATCTGACACAGAAACAGTATGCAGTCAATATTGCCGTGGGTGTGCTTACAGACAATGATCTGGAAGGGAATAATATTGTAGCAAAGGTCAACCAGTTCTATGCCATGAAGCAGAATGAACTGCAGCAGCTGGGAACGGACTTGAACAATCTGATAACAGAAGCGTTTAATGACGGGCTGCTGGATATCGATGAGGTGGAAAAGATTACACAGCTGCAAAGCCAGATGGCGGAAATCCAGAACGCACTGGCAGGAGCGGAGTATGACGCGAATCTGGAACTGATGAAGTCAGAATATCTGACAGGCGGGGCTCTTGACGCAGACAGTTTTCTGAATATGCAGGCGGAGCTGGCGGAACAGACAGCGGCGGCAAGCGAAGAGTATAGAAAATCCTTTATCATGGCGGCATCCAATGCCGGAATCATGCTTCGGGACGGGGCGGTTGACCAGGCAGAGTACGACAGGATGATGGATGAGTTCCAGACTAACTATCTGGAGCAGATCGGTGAAATACAGGCAAAGGCAGCCGATTTCCAAAATCAGGTGATTAGGGAACAATATGCGGATGAGATCGGCGGGATTGATCTGGATGGGAAGATCAGGGAACAGATGGGATTGTCTCTTGACAATATAGGAGCAACTGGGAATAGCACGTTAAACTGGAATGCGGATCTTATCTACAAAGGAATGGATATCGGACTGGATAAATCGGACAAAGCGGCTTTGTCAGAACTGTGGGAAGAGATGCAGCCACAGTTTGAGCAGCAGCAGGAAACCGTCAGGCAGTTCCGCGAAGCCGGAAAGGCGGTGCCGGAGTCAATCAGACAAGGAATGCTTGATTCGGCGGCGATCGGTGCGCTGGTCGGAGATCAGGAAGCGATATATGCTATGATGGGGGAAGAGGCAAGGAACAACCCGGAGTATCAGGCAATGCTGGAAGACTTGCAGGAGCAGGGCACCTATATCCCGGAGCAGATAGCGGCGGGTATCAGGGAAAATAAGCTGGTTGTGCAAAATGCAGTGATGGAAGCGTGCAACGTGGGTCTCACGCAGGGGCTTGATGCGGTGGGGCTTGGCGTGAAACTGCCGGGCATAAAGACAGCAGGATATGCCGCAAGCCCGGGAACAGGTATGCCGGGTCATGCGGACGGCGGCATTTTTACGGTACCGCATATAGCGCGGTTTGCAGAGGATGGTCCAGAGGCAGCAATTCCGCTGGATGGATCCCAGAATGCGATTGATCTGTGGGTAAAAACAGGGGAGCTTCTGGGCATGGACGGTCTTTCCGGGGGCGCGGAGCCTTTGGCGGCATCTGTTGAAGAGGCGGCATACGCAGGAGCGGGAGACGTCGTGATTCAGGTGGATAACAGTCGCACGATACAGTTTAACGACGGCGCGCCGTCCAAGGACGAAATAGAGGAAATTTTGGACGATGAAAATGAGAAATTCGCGCGGCAGATGGAGGCATGGATGGCAAATAACCGGCGGGTAAGATTTTCTTAAAAATAGATTCATTTTGAACAGCTCCGATTTGAAACGAAAGGTGAATATATGTATAAGACAAAACAGGGGGAATGCTGGGACGAGGTGGCAAAAAAGGTCTACGGAAGCGAGAAGTACACGGGATATCTGATGCAGAATAACCTTCCACTTCTCGATATTGCGGTCTTTTCTGCGGGAACGGTGGTTAATACGCCTGATCTGCCAGCAGACGAAACAGATATTCCTATATGGAGGAAACAGGGATGAGCAGGGCGAGACGGGCATCAATTAGTGTAAGCTATGAACACGTGAATATTACGGATGAGATAGCGGGCAGTGTCAAGTCGCTCACATATACGGATGCGGCATCTGGGGAATCAGACGCATTATCCCTGTCACTGCAGGATCGGGACAGGAAGTGGATGGGGAGCTGGGCACCGCAGAAAGGGGACCACATAAGCGCAACGACAGCCTTTCACGATTGGGATGGGGAAGGTGACAGCTGGAGCATTTACTGTGGTTCTTTTGAGGTGGACGACATTTCCATGTCCGGCCCGCCGCCTGCCTGCACGATCGGAGCCGTATCCATCCCGAGATCGACGGCTTTCAACGAGGAAGAACGGACAAAGAACTGGGAAGAGGTCACCGTGAAGGAGATCGCGGAGGAAATTGCGTCCAGAGCAGGGATATCATTATACTACGAGGCAGAGGATATCCCGGTGCGATCAATGGAGCAGGACCGCCAGACGGATTGCAAGTTTTTGTATGCAGTATGCGAAAAATACGGGCTGGCAATGAAGGTGTTTGCTGAAAAGATCGTCATATTTGACGAGGCAGCCTATGAAACAGCACCGCCCGTTGCAGAATTGAAGTATGAAGACTTTGCCGCAGGGTACCAGTATAAATCCACGCTGGAGGGAACATACACAGGGGCAAAGATTGCTTATTCTGATCCAGGAACCGGCGAAGACCACATTGTTACCGTGGGCGGGGGTGACAGGATCAAAGAGATCAACGAGGAGGCGGATAGTGCCGCGGACGCACAGAGGAAGGCGGTTGCGGCATTAAACAACGCAAATAAGAAGGACATAACATTTTTTGGTACCGTCAAGGCAAGAAGGGAGCTGCTTGCAAGCAGATGCATCCGCATTTCAGGTTTCGGGGTGCCGGACGGCATCTACTATCTGGACAAGGTAGTGACGAAAATAAGCGGAAACGGTGCGTCACGGCAGTCCATCGAAGCCCATAAGGTAGGATACAGGATGGACAATGCGGTTGTTCTGATAGATGAAATACCGGAAGAAACGGAAACGGGCGGCGGAGAGTACACAGTGGAGAAAGGCGATACGCTCTGGAAGATTGCAGAACAGACACTGGGGTCTCCTACCAGATACGCAGAAATTTATGACATAAACAAAGAAGTGATAGAGGAGACAGCCAGGGGACGGGGCAAAAGGGATTCAAGCAACGGACACTGGCTGTTTCCGGGTACGGCATTAAAGATTCCGGGAACGAAAGGAAGCGCGGGGAATGGCTGACAGTGAGATTAGGATAGGAAGAGTGTCATCGGTTGATTACGAGTCGGGAATGGTGCGGGTAACATACCGGGACAAGGACGATTCGGTGACAATAAATCTTCCGACAATGAATTTCAATGATGAATACCGGATGCCGGAGCCAGGGCAGGATGTGGTTGTGGCGCATTTGTCGAACGGAAGCAGCCGCGGCGTTCTCCTCGGGACAGTGTGGAACAAAAAGAACATACCGACAGAAACCGGAGAGAAACTTTACAGAAAGGATTTTTCAAGGGAAAAAGACGCGGCTTATGTAAAATACAGCGATGCGACGGGAGAATATCTGGTAAAGGCCGCAAATGTTCATATTAATGGCGTTAATAAGACGGTTCTTGATGGCCCGAACGTGGAGATTTTTGCAAACTTTTCTATAGCTGTACAGACAGAAAAAATGAATATCGATTTGTCATGTCTGGAAGTGACAGGCGGGGAAGAGGACAAGATATCGGCAAGCATAAAGACGGATGTCACGATGGAGCAGGAAGAAAACGAGCTTGAGGCAGTTATATTGAAAGCATTCTTTAAGTTTGTGGAAGATATAAGGGTGCAGGCAGGAACATGCGTGGAGGTCAGGGCAGAAGAGTCCGTCACAATAAGAGCGGGCACAGATATGAATATATCGGGGAGAACAAGCAGGCTGTCGGGGGAGAACGCGGTAACCATATCGTCTGGGGGCACACTTAGGTTCTCCGACGGACAGCACAGCATCACTCTTGCAGAGATCATAGAGAGGCTGGGTGAATAAACATGGGGATGGTTGGAAACTTTGGCAGCAGGATTGTTTTTGAGACATCTGACCAGAAGATACTGACTTTTTCGGGAATGACACAGAAAGTATCTGGCAAATACGCGAAGCACAGCGTGATCGGGCAGAAGGACAGACCGGAGTTTACGGGACCGGGCAGCAGGAGCGTCAGCTTTAAGATCATGCTGGATGTTATGCTCGGCATCAGACCAAGGGAAGTCATGGACAGGATCGAGGAGGCAGCAGAAAACGGGGAGACGGAATATCTGGTCATAGGCGGCCGCCCAGTGAGCGGAAATAAGTTTTATATATCGTCAGTATCGGAGGCGTTTGATGTGGTGATGAGCCACGGAGAGATAGCCAGGGCGACGCTGAATATCAGCATGGAGGAATACTTGTGATCAACATACAGGCGGCAGTTATCAGGATAAACGGGATAAGGGAGAGTGAAGCGGAGAATATCAGGAGGTGCCTTACTACATTGTACTCTGTGCGGGAGGGTGAACAGCCGCTTGACAGGGATTTCGGACTTGCGCAGGACTTTCTTGACCAACCGATACCCATTGCGAAAAACATACTGGCATTGGAAGTGATTGAGAAAACCCGGCGCTATGAAAAGAGGGTAAAAGTAGAGCAGGTGGAATATGCTGCGGGCGAAGGGGGACAGTTGATCCCGGTTATATATTTAAAAAGGAGTGATGACGCGTGGAAATGAAGACGGTACTGGAGTACCCGGACGTGAGCTTTATTGAGAACATGTCTATAGAAGACATGTTGGATTTTTATATAGGGGAAATGCAGAAAAAATACAGGGAACTGACGGGCAGGGATCTGGTTCTGCATGAAGCTGACCCGGTCAGGCTGATGGCATATACAAACTGCCTTCTGATCTATCAGATTGCCCAGTATGCTGACCGCGCGGGGAAAATGGCTTTGTTGAAATACAGTTACGGTGATTACCTTGAGAATATCGGTGCTTTAAAGGGAATAGCGAGAAATCCGGGAGCGACGGCGAAAGTAAGGCTTCGTTTCACACTGTCATCAAAACGTCCAGGGGCAACGGCCATCAGGGAGGGCATCAGGGTTACCGCTTCGGACGGTGTATATTTTAAAACGTTAGATATGCTGGAAATTCCGGCGGGGCAGCTTTTCGGAGAAGTAAATGCAGAGTGTCGCGAAATTGGGATAAAAGGGAATGGATATGGGATCGGCGCGATCAAGACATTAGTAGACCCGGTCGCGTATGTGGAAAAAGTTGAGAACATCACAGTCTCTGAGGGCGGGGCGGATTTAGAATCGGATGAGAATCTTGCGGAGAGAATTTTCCTTGCGCCGGCTTCCTGGTCTACGGCAGGGCCGGACGATGCTTACAGATACTGGGTAAGAACATTCAATCCGGCCATAACTGATGTGATGGTAGGATCGGATATTCCGGGGGAAGTGGATATTTTCTTTATACTGCAGGATGGACAGCTGCCGGAGGAAACGATGATTGCAGAGTTAGAGCAGTATCTGAAAAATGAAGAGGTACGTCCGCTCACCGATCAGGTGATTGTCCGGGCACCGGAAATTCAGGAATATGAGATTGACCTGACATACTACATAAACAAAAGCGACCGGGCGAGGGCATCCGCGATCAATGACCAGGTACAGGAGGCAGCACAGAAATATATCACATGGCAGAGGGAAAGGATCGGAAGGGATATTAATCCGGATCAGCTCAGAAAGATGCTTTTACTTGCAGGAGCAAAACGTCTGGAGATCAGGGAACCGCAGTTTTCCGCCATAACGCAGGCAGGCATTGCCCTGCCCGTGGGAGAAATACGGGTCTTATACGGAGGAATCGAGGATGATTAAGATAAGCGGATGTGAGCCGATCGGACTCATGCCGGAGGCTTTGCGCGGGGACGCACAGATTAAGGCAATGAGTTATGCGCTGGGGGAGACAGCGAGGATGCTTTTGGGGAAAATAGACCCGGTGGCAGTATATGCTGGGGTCGATATCCTGCCGGAGCAGATCGTGGATCTGCTGGCAGTAGAATTTCGGGCGCAGTATTACGATACATCCCTGCCGGTTCTGGAAAAAAGGAAAGCGGTAAAAAAAGCGCTGCTATGGCATTGCAGGGCGGGAACCGTGTCCGCTGTCAGGGAATTGACAGATCTGGTGTGGAGAAGCGACTCCGCACGGGTGCAGGAATGGTTTGAGTATGGAGCCGCGCCGTATCTGTTCAGGGTTCTTCTTGAAACAGATATGCGGATAGAGGAGGAGAAGCTCGAAGACTTTCTTGCGGCACTGTGGAAAGTGAAGAACACAAGATCGCATCTGGAATCGATCACATTCAGGAGAAAGATCAGTCAGACGCTGTATGTTGGGGTGGCAGTGAAGAACAGCGGGCATATCATCATATCCGATGTCTGGCATGATAAATACGAAATGAAGAAGGAGGTTTATCACGGCACAGCGATGTCAAACGTACAGAGAATAAGGATAAGGGAGGGATAAGCAAACATGGCAGAGTTTTACGCAGCGGTCACGACAGATGCAGGGCTTGCTTTATCAGCGGATCTTCTCACAGGAGAGCAGATAGTTTTTACGAAGCTGGTTACAGGCAGCGGTGTTTATGATGAGCAGGAAATGACAAGACCGATGCTGCAGAAAGCATGGCAGATCAGGGAACCGAAACAGCAGTTTGAATTTAGCAGAATCGAGAAGGCAACGGATAACTGCATTCTGCTGAAAACGCTGATGTCAAACGTCAACCTGACAGAAGGCTACAGGATGACAGAGATTGGTATCTATGCCAAAAAGAAGGGAGAGGAGGGAGAGGAAATCCTGTATTCCATTTCCGTGGCAAAGGAGCCGGACTTTTTCCCGTGTTATAACGGGCTTGCAGCCGTGGAGATTATTGAGGAGTATTATATCACGGTATCTGATGCGGCATATGTATCATTGCAGACAAGCAGCAGCGCGGCGGTGCTTAAAGAAGATCTAGAAAAGCTGAAAGCGGAGATTCAGGCAGAACTTAATCAAAAGATAGAAGATCTCAAGAAGCAGATCGGGGATCTGTCTGAGCTGCTTACGGAGAATAAAGACTGTCTTGTGGATGCGATCAATGAGATAGCTGCAGTCATCAGACCGCTGGTAGCGTATGGATGGGCAACGGATCAGGATATTGATGATATTATCGAAGAAATCTATGTGGAGGATCCGGACTGGGTAGGAGTGATTGATATCGCAGCTGACAGCGTGATCGAAGAAATCATCAATGGAACATATGAGGATGAATATGAAGAGGAGAGCGAAAATGTAGTATCCGACGAGGATATCGACGCGATCATAGCAGGTACATATGTTGGTGAAGAAGAGGAATCGTCTGACAGTACAAATAAAGAGGTAGACAATATTATTAGAAATTCGTTTAAAGGAAAGGAAGCATAAGCAATGGGAGTCATACATACATCACACTTAGAGCGCTTTGCGAAAGGATTTGAACAGAAAATAACGAATCTTTTTGCAAAGAAAACTGAAATTCCGACAACGCTTCCGGCGAATGGCGGTAATGCGGCTACTGTAAATGGGCATACAGTTGCCTCGAATGTACCGGCCGGGGCAAAATTTACAGATACTAATACGACGTACAGTCCAATGACGGGGGCAACTGCGGCAGCATCCGGCACACAGGGATTGGTTCCGGCACCGGGGAAGGGGAAGCAAAATTCTTTTCTCAGGGGTGATGGAACATGGGCAGAAATGACCGAAGCGACAGATGCAGATATTGATCAGATTATCGCGGGAACATTCAACGGATAGGAGGGCTTTTATAATGAAAATGATATCGGCAAACAAGTTGAACAGACTCTGGAAGAACGGAGTCGTTGCTAAAATGGTGGCAAAGACGAGGGTTTTGAAAACAAAAGAGGAAATATTAGCAAATACCAACGCAGAGAATGTGGCTGGGGCGGCAACGGTTAAGGAGTTAATTAATAAAATGGCGGTACAACCGAATTGGATCATAGATCAATCAACAGGCAAAATCACAGGCTATAAAACTCCGGGAGGTGCAGATACAGTGTTCCCTTTTAGTGGCACTTCGACAGCATTATTTGTTGGAAAGGTAACAGTTACAGGCAGAAATGGAGCAAAAAAAACGGGATCAATAAACGTGGTCGGCTGTACAGGATTTACAAAGAAATCAGATACACAGCTTATTTGTAACGCAAGCGGATCGTACAATATTTATTCTACGATAAAGAAAAGCAACGATCACAAGAACTATGTCGGCAAGCTCTCCTTGAAGGTCAATAATGCTGCGGCTGTAAGCTATTCGTGCGGTGGAAGCGGTAGGAGCTATGCGTTCGAACAAGTAACATTAAGTTTGGCGAAAGGTGACACGATTGAAGTTGAAGCATCAATCACCTCAAATAATACCGAAACCGCTACTGTAACAAATATGGTTCAATGTTGCATTTGCAAGCCGGATTAAACCGGTGCAATTACTATATTGATACAGAAACAGTAGCAGGGAAATTGAATATGTAACTTATCAGATGGAGCCAAAAGGCTCTTATTTTTATCCGGAGAAAGGAGAAACTAATGTTACACCTTGTGTATGTAGGAGAAAAAGAAAAAAAGTATGCAGTTGACTTCACGCAGGTGAGTGAACATGTAATGCAGATAACCGGCGATTTTCCGATCAAAGGGAACGGGTTTATATTGTCACGTATAAATTGCGAGGATGAATGGGATTATACAGGATTCAAAACAATTTACAGGAACATCGAAGGAGGGGCACAGTTTTCTGACGATGGCAGTGTGTATGTTGCGCCGCCGGAGCCGGAACCTGCGCCGGAGCCGGAACCATACGTTCCGACGCTGGAAGAAGTAAAAGAGATAAAGCTGCAGGAGATTGCAATGGAATGCGAGCAGGCGATCTATTTCGGGGTTGATGTTGTTCTTCCGGGCGGGACGGAGCATTTCAGCCTGACGGAGAAAGATCAGATCAATCTCTTCGGTAAGCAGGCGCAGATGGTGGCCGGAGCGGAGCGGTTTGAATATCATCAGGACGGACACCCGTGCAGATATTATGCAAAAGAAGAGATGCAGATGATCGTGGAGGCGGCGCTTGGGTATGTGACATACCACACAACATACTGTAATGCGCTTAACGTGTGGGTCAGGACGCTGGAAGATGCTGATACAGTCAATTCGGTTGTATACGGCTGTGAAATCCCGGCAGAGTATCAGAGCGAAGTACTGAGGGATATACTTGCACAGCGCGAAGCAGGGAACGGGGAGGAGTAGGCATGGAACTCCTATTGTTTCTGATCGGCGGTCGTGTGTATACGTGGATAGAGATACTTTGGAGAGGCTATACCCACTGGAGTATGTTTATTCTGGGCGGCGTCTGCTTCGTGCTTATGGGACTGCTAAACGAGTATAAGATCCCGTGGCACTGGTGTCTTTTGAGGCAGTCGGTAGTGAGCGCGGTCATCATAACGGTGTTTGAGCTTTTCGTAGGCGGCGTGGTTAATCTCTGGCTCGGCTGGGGTGTGTGGGATTACTCTGGAATGCCCTTTAATCTGCATGGACAGATATGCTTATATTTTTTCATGCTCTGGATCCCACTGTCCGCGGTCGGGATTGTGCTGGATGACTGGATCAGGTATCTCGTGTACATATGGCTGTGCAAATACATTCCCTGTATGCAGGAGAGGGAACGCCCGCATTACACAATCCTGTAATGTGGGCATCAAAAATATGCCTCCCGTGGACAGGCTGTTTGAAAATTCCGTATGAGTACAGTCAGAAATTCATATAACGTTTATGGTTATACATGACAGATTCTTGGCTGACTGTACAGTAAATCCGGGTGGTCTCAATGCTCTTATGCCCAAGGAGTTCCTGCACCTGTTCGATGGGCATGCCGGCGTTAAGGAGGTCAGTTGCGCTTGTCCTGCGGAAGCGGTGCGGGTGGACATTTTTTACACCTGCCGCGCCGCTGACCCGGTTGATGATATCTTCCAGCCCACGTCTTGTAAGGCGGTCGTGTGGAGCCTTGCAGATGACAAAGAGTGCCGGATTATCATCAGTACGGGATTCAAGATAGTTTTTAAGATGGATGTGAGCGCGGGCGTTGAGATATGTCACGCGTTCCTTATTTCCTTTGCCAAGCACAACGATATCGTTCTTGGTAAATGAAATATCCTCCCGGTTAAGACGTAGGAGCTCAGATGCCCTTACCGCGGTGCTATACAGGCATTCGACGATGGCAAGGTCGCGCTCAGACTCGCACGAAGAGCGGATGAGTTCGACCTCCGCGGAGGACATAGGCTTTTTAATCCGCTTCTGACATCTGACAGGATCGATGGCATCAAGGGGATTAGATGCGATCAGCCGCTTTTTGATGAGCCATTTGAAAAAGACGTTCAAAATCAAACGGATCTGATTCATGTACGCGTTGCTTACAGTTCGCTGATGGCGGCAATTATAAAGGTATGTATAGACATCATCGTCAGTGATCTGGGTGATATCTTTATTTGCATAAGACAGAAAGTGGGGAAGATGAAAATGATAGAGAGAGATGGTACCCTTGACTTCCCAGCCTGTTCGCATGTCTCAAGATACAGATATAAATAACGGAGGCTGCTGTTATCAACAGGCTGCAGGGCTGTACTTTTCGCAGAGATATCGTACCGGCACAGGACGATACGGACAGCCTCTTTGATTTCACACAGCTGATCAGAAGTGTAGTGGGGAAGCAGGTGCAGGATTTCGAGGATGATTTGTTCTTTCATTGTGTCACTCCTTTTTGCTGATATGATACCAGATTTCAGTGAATAAGCGAGTTAAATAATAAATTAACCGTGCAGCTGCAGGGCGACGTGAGGATTTTTGCGGAAGGGAGCGGCGAAGACATCAGGTACTATGCCCAGACGGGTGCCGATGCAGCGTCAAAAAAACAATTGGGTAGCGGCATGTATAAGTGCCCGGACAGGTGGCATATTGCATCCAAGACAGTTGGGTATTCCCGTAACAACCCGATGTTTATTCTGACATTCAGGAAAAATGATGATGCTGACCATTCGATGGTACTTGCCCCCAGAGATACACATGCCCGGTGCTGCTTGGTACTTTGAGCGACTGGCAATTTATTCTAATATTATGCCCAAACGTCGGTATTGATATATAACCACTCGCCATGGAGCCGCCATTTTTTCTAAGCGGCTTATTAAGACTATTAAAATTTAATACTGTATCAGCACCATTCCCATCTACACTATGCAGTTTTCCGTCTGATCCGACGTATGTCCTAACCTGGTTTAATTTATTATTTAATGCACAATTCCATAGAAAGAATTAAAAGCAAAAGGACGCTTCGCGGTAGGCGTTCTTTTTATATATATAAACTTAAAAGAAAGAAGGTGAAAAGTATGGGCTATTGGGAATTTGTCCTTGCTGTGGGAATCCCATCAGGGATCACAGCGTTTTGCTTCGGGATTTTGGAGCGGAAGTTAGATAAGCGGGAAAAAAGACGGGAAGCGAAAGAGAAGATCAGGGAGAAACAGGAGTTTCTCGTGGTAAAAAGCATCGGGGCGGCGCTTGCGCTCAGTGAGGCTACGGCGGAGGCGGTGGCAAGAATCCCGGACGCACACTGCAATGGTGACATGCACGCAGCGCTGGAATACGCAAGGAAGATAAAACACGAGCAGAAAGATTTCCTGACACAACAGAGTATCGAAGCAATATTTTAAGCGATGGAGGTGAGAAAGACGGGAAGAGAAAGGGACAGACCAAGTTACAGAGTATGCAGTAAGTGTACATATTATAAGAATTACTTAAAAGCAAAGAGAAAGAAGAAACCGGGAGGGCGCTTCTTCAAATGGCTGGTAAGCCTGGTCGTTTTACATGGAATGGGCTGCGTATCTATGTCATACGTTCTGGCGTGGATGGAGCATTCCCAAGTAGTTGAAGGCGTAAGTTCTACGATTATTACAGAGATCGTAGCACCGATAATCGTATATGGCGCTACAAAGACGATCGAGAATATTTTCGAAAAAAACAGGCTTAAGTTCAGTGAACCAATAGGCACAGTTGCACCGGTGCAACCGGTAGAAATGGAGGAAGAATTATGACAGTAACAGCATTTTTAATTATTTTGGCATCCAGCGCGGCAATTACTTCACTGCTCACAGAAGGAATTAAGAAATTTCTGGATGAGCAAAAGGTTACATATGCATCGAACATTCTTGTTCTTGCCATTGCGGTCGTTGTTGGCTGCGGGGCGACAGTAATCTACTACGTCAACTATCAGATTCCTTTTTCAGCTTTGAATAGCGTATACCTCGCGCTGATGGGGATTGCAAACTGGCTGGGGGCAACACTGGGATATGATAAAGTGCGGCAGACGATCGCGCAGATCGGGGCAAAGGAGGGTTGAGGTATGAAAATAAGTCAGAAAGGCATAGACTTGATCAAAAAATTCGAGGGGTGCCGGCTCGATTCATACAAGTGCTCGGCAGGCAAGTGGACGATCGGTTATGGACACACGGCAGGGGTCACGGCAGGGCAGAAGATATCACAGGCGCAGGCGGAAGCATATCTCCGCGCCGATCTGGAAAAGTTTGAGAAGCTGGTCGCGAAGTATGACAACGTATATCGCTGGACGCAGAATGAGTTTGATGCGCTGGTGTCATTTGCGTATAATACAGGCAGCATCGACAAGCTGACAGTGAACGGGAAACGGACAAAGGCGGAAGTCTCGGAGAAGATTCTCCTTTACGTCAAGGACGGAAACGGCAATGTTCTGCAGGGGCTCGTGAATCGGCGTAAAGCAGAGCAGGAGCTGTTTCTCAAGGCACCGTCCGCAGGGGAAGTGCCAGCGTCAAAGCCATCTGGAATATCAAAGGTCCTGATCGGAAGTGCGAGGCAGGACGAGAACGGGCGTTACGCTGGAGGAGCCGCCGGTGACCAGACAGGCAAGGAAGTTTCAACGCAGGAATTTTATAAGCATTCAAAAGGCTGGTATGTACTCCGGGCAAAGAGCGCGGAGGTGGCGGCGAAACTTGCCAGCGCCATGCAGGCGGCATGTGACAACCAGAATATTGGTTATGACCAGGGGCAGCGGCTCGATATCATCATCCAGCTCCGCAAGTATGGGTCGCTTGGCGGGATCACAGTAAAGACTGAGGCTGACTGCAGTTCCCTTGTCCGTGCGTGCTGTATCGAGGCGGGATTTGACCCGGGCAATTTCACGACCAGCGATGAGGTGGCAGCTCTGGCGGGGACAGGCTATTTTGAACCGAAGGCGTCCGTCGCATCAGCGGCGCAGCTCCGCGAGGGGGACATCCTTGTGACAAAAACAAAGGGTCATACGGTTATCGTTGTTTATACGGGCAGTTCAATGAGCAGGCAAACGATCAGGCGCGGAAGCAAAGGGGCAGACGTTCTCTATTTGCAGAAGCGGCTTGTCGCGAAGGGCTACTATGTTGGGGAAATCGACAGTGATTTCGGCAAACAAACTGAGAATGCGGTCAAAGCATACCAGGACGAGCATGGGCTTGTAACTGATGGCATCGTAGGGGCTAAGACGTGGGCATCCCTTGAAAAGTAGTATACATACGTAGTAAGAAAAGGGCGGTAGGTGTTATTCTACCGCCACAGACTGTCAAAAAAGGTCAGCAAAAGCTGACTTTTTTTGATACAATAAAACCAGAGGTGAAGATATGCTGATAAAAGAAAAGTCAGAAAGAAATACACTGGAAATGGTCAGCCTTGAGGGGCTTGTCCCGCAGGACCATCTGTTGCGGAAAATTGACTGCGCTGTGGATTTTACCCATATTTATGATTTCGTGGTAGACCTTTATTGTGCGGATAACGGGCGTCCCAGCGTGGATCCCGTGGTTCTGTTTAAAATGGTGCTCATCCAGCATCTTTACGGGATCCCGTCCCTGCGGCGTACCGTGGAAGAAATCAATATGAACATCGCGTACCGGTGGTTTCTGGGGTACCTGCTCAATGAACCGGTTCCTCATTTCGCCACCATCAGTTATAACTTCAGGCACCGCTTCAGCGAAGATACCATAGAGAAGGTTTTTACATGGATACTTTTTGAGGCGCAAAAGAGTGGTTATCTTTCCCCGGAAGTTGTGTTTATGGACGGAACCCATATCAAGGCAAACGCCAACATCAATAAGAAAATGAAAAAAGCGATCCCTTCTGCGGCGAAAGCTTATGAGGAACAGCTCATGCAAGAGATCAATGAAGACCGCATGGCACATGGAAAAAAGCCTTTTGACGGGAACTCCGGCGGCGGGGAGGGCGGGGGACGGGAGACCACGGTATCAACGACTGATCCGGAAAGCGGCATGTTCCGAAAAGGGGACCATAAACATTGTTTTGCGTATGAAGCCCATACAGTCTGTGACAGGCATAACTTTATACTGGATACGGTGGTCACAAGCGGAAATGTACATGACAGTGTTGCCTTTGACGCACTTTATGAAAAGGTAACCGCGCGATTTCCTGAGATTAGAATAGTCACGATGGATGCGGGATATAAAACGCCGTGGATCTGTAAACGTATCATAGATGATGGGAGAATCCCATCCCTACCTTACAAACGCCCCATGACGAAGAAAGGGTTTCATGAATGGTATAAATATGTATATGACGAATATCTGGATATCGTGATCTGTCCGGAATACAAGAGCCTGCTGTACAGCACGACCAACCGGAAAGGTTACAGAGAGTATAAGAGTCTGCAATATCAGTGTGCCACATGTGGAACAAGGCATTTATGCACGGAGAGCAGGGGATGCCAGAAAACAGTGACGCGTCATATCTGGGAGGATTACATAGAACAGGCGGAAGACATACGGCATTCACCACAGGGAAAAGAAAGCTACCGCCTCAGGTCGCAGACAATCGAGAGGGTATTTGCCGACGCAAAAGAAAAATACGGAATGCGGTATACGCCTTACCGTGGACTAAAAAGAGTCAGTATGTGGGTAAGGCTGAAATATGCTGCCATGAACCTGAAGAAACTGGCGATGTGGAAGTGGAAAGCCGCTTACCGCCGATTTTTTATCACAATAAGTGTCTCTGTTTTAAAAAGAACCCCTGCTGCGCTTCTGCATAACAGGGGTTCTTTGACAGTCTGGGGCGGTAGGTGTTATTCTACCGCCATTCTGATATAATATACTGTCAAAACATTGCGAATAACTGAAGTAAGTAATCTCCATTGATATCTGTTTCATCTCTGTCCAGTGTTCTTTTTCCGAATACTTTAAAATTGTTTTTTGTATAAAACGATAATAATTTTTCTTTATCTTCGCATTCAAGATACATAAATCTTCCGCCGATTTCGTTTTGGATATTACGGATTTTGTTAACTGCCAAGTGAAGTAAGTCGGCGCCAGAGATAAGGGTATCGTTTCCATCAGAATAGTTCTTGCCTAGTTGGGCGATCAGTGGGGCGGAAACCGTGTATTCTTGTTGGGCCTCATCATATACACCTTGATTTTTAAGTTTTTTCGCTTCTGTATTGCTCAGGACAGCTCTATCAACAGTGATAACTTTATATGTAATAGTATAATAGCCCACAAACTCCCTGTATTTTTTATCTTCGGTTTCCCAGAAAACTAAATGTGTTTTTGCAGTAGTTCTTTTTGAAAACTCAATAGCCTTATACTTTATAAAATTTTCGATGTCTTTATTTATCGGGCACGAAAAAGTGGAGAGAATGTTTTTTGTTTCATCCTCTCCTAGTTGGTCAAGCATATTACACAGATTCATTTCTACAAAATGTGTTTTGACAAACTTTTGTTCCATATCATATGTTTTTACCAAAGAATTCTTTGATTTTATCTCCTGTAAGTTCGTTACATTCCCTTGTCAGTGGTGCCGGCTTATACTTACTATTTTCTGCTTGGCTTAAAGCTGCAACAAATGTATGGGCAAGTTGTTTATCTCTTATTTTTACGTCTTTTAGGATACTTTTAGTTGCCATACGTATCACCTCCAAATAATACATCGGCAAAATCTTGGATTTTCTTGTGTAACAAAATATAATATTATATAAAAATATAATATTATATAAAAATATAATATTATATATATTTAAGTAAATATTATTTAATTATATATATAATATATGTTTTTTATTATTGTTATTATAACTGAAAAAAGGGAAAAAACAATACATTTATAAAAAATAATCCATCTAAATGAATTTATTTGTGTTATGTCGATAGGTATGATACAAGATATAGAAATTTGATATTACATTCCTATCGGCACGCCGATCATCGCCGTGGAATCCGGCTATGTGGAAGCCCTCGGCTGGAACCAGTACGGCGGCTGGCGTATCGGCATCCGCAGCTTTGACAAAAAACGCTACTATTACTATGCCCATCTGCGGCAGAACTATCCTTATGCGGAGGGGCTTGCGGAAGGATCTGTGGTGACGGCGGGGGATGTGATCGGCTACATGGGGCATACCGGCTACAGCACGACGGAGAATGTAAACAATATCAAAACCGTACATCTGCACTGGGGACTGCAGCTTATCTTTGACGAGTCCCAGAAAGAAGGGAACAACGAAATCTGGGTGGACTGCTATGAGCTGTCCAAATTTCTTTACAAAAACCGCTGCGAGGTGGAGAAGGTGGGAGACACCAGAGAGTGGAAAAGAGTTGTGCCCATGACAGATCCGACAGCGGAGATATACAGGAAACGGACGGAAACTGGCGTTCGAAACAAAAATTAGCAAAGTGCACAAAAATAATCCGGAAGCGGAAAATAACTTGTTGAAAATAAGTAATGATTCAGCTATACTTTTGATAAAGCTATTTGTTATTTTGGCAAATGTTTTAGTAACAGGAGAGGGGTTATAGGAGAGGGATTATGGGTAAAACAGAAAACAGTGTATCAGAGAACAAGAGTCAGGCGGCGCGGCTGAAAAGGCTTGTGCGTCAGGCGTTCGTGTCAGTGGCAGCTGGGGCGGTGTTGCTGCTTGCGCTTATCTTTTTCAACATGGCTATGTCCGGTATACATAGTGCGCAGGTCAACACGACCGTGGCGTTAAATCAGTACCGGATTGCGTCAAAGACACTGACGTATGATATTCAGTCCTATGCCGTCACGGGGGAACAGCGTTACTATGACGGCTATATGAAGGAGCTGAACGAGGACAAGAACAGGGAGAAGGCGCTTGCGGCGCTGAAGAAGTGCGACCTCAAAGAGAGTGAGTGGACAAGCTTAAACCAGATAGCCGATATGTCGAACCACCTTGTTCCTTTGGAGGAGCAGGCGATCGCGCATGTGCAGGCGGGGGATTTGGCGGCAGCGCAGGCATGTGTGTTCAGCGCGGAATACGGTGATTCGGTAGAGCAGATCAGCAAGCAGACGGATGATACGATTCTTACCATTTTGAACAGAAAAGACAAAAGGCAGACGGCAATGAAGGTGATGCAGTATCTGATGGAGCTTTTGTTTGCGCTGTCTTTCCTGTATCTTGTGAGAGAGTTTATCAAGACGATTAAGTTTTCCAAGAATGAGCTTTTGGAGCCGATCGTGAAGGTGTCTGACCAGATGGAAGTGCTGGCGGGCGGAGAATTTCATGTGGAGCTCGAGCTGGAAACGGATGAGAGCGAGGTTGGCAGGATGGTTGCAGCCATCGCCTTTATGAAGGAAAATCTGCTTGGCATGATACGGGAGATTACCCAGACGCTGGAGCAGATGGGCAACGGCAATTATCGGGTTGACATCAGGCAGGAGTATGTGGGCGAGTTTATCTCTATCAAAGATTCTCTTGTGCAGATTGCGGAGAAGATGCGGGAAACGCTCGGAACTCTCCGCAATGTCTCGGGGCAGATCGACAGCGGGTCGGAGCAGCTTGCGTTTGCGGCGCAGGATCTGGCCGAGAACTGTACGCTGCAGGCAGCGCAGGTATCGGAGCTGATGACGGCCTTCGACGCGATGACCAAGAGCATGGAGGAGAATGCGCGGGAGGCGGAAGAATCCGCGAGCATGGCTTCGGCGGCTGGTATGACACTGTCAAAGGGTAATGAGAAATTACAGGAGTTGAAGAGATCGATTCAGGAGGTCGGCAGATGCTCCGAACAGATCGGCACGATTATTGAGGCGATAGAGGACATTGCGTCCCAGACGAACCTGCTGGCGCTGAACGCGGCGATCGAGGCGGCGAGAGCGGGCGAGGCAGGAAGGGGCTTTGCCGTCGTGGCGGAGCAGGTGAAAAATCTGGCCAACGAGTCGGCAAATGCGGCGGGCAGGACGACGGAGCTGATAGAGACGACGATTTCGGTGATGAACAAGAGTATTTCCATCGCGGAGGAGACGGAAGCTAACATGAATCAGGTGATGTCCGACGCGAAGGAAGCCACTGAGAAGATGGGACAGATTGAGCAGATTTTGAAGCGGGATACCGAGCGTATGCAGGAGCTGAATCAGAATGTAACGCAGGTTTCCTCCGCTGTTGACAACAACTCGGCCACATCGGAGGAGACGGCCGCCGTCAGCACGGAGCAGAAGACGCAGGTGGAGACGATGGTAGAATTAATGGAAAGATTTGAGATTTAG